AAAGAAAAAAAATTTGAAAAAAAATAAAAAATATTTTTTAATTGGAAAAATGCTTACCATAGAAAACGTCATCTCTACTATTACATTCCAAGGCTCCGAATGGGAATTGACTTTGACAGATGGTATTACTACAGAATCCATAAAAGGCTCTATAGTTCAGGAAATCCCAAAAGTCCAAGAACCTGAAGAACCACTAGATTTCTATTACAAATTGCTAAGATCTTTATTGCTTTACGTCATTTATTAACTTTTCTATAAAAAAATTGAAAAAAATGTAGTAAATATTTTTTTTATTAAATTCATTCATGCCCGATTCTTCCATGCCTAATACCAATTTAGAACTAATATCATCGATTTATACTAATACAGATGATTCTGTCCATGAATTTTATATCTGGGTTGACGAGAATAGAATTCTTATCCAAGAAAATGGTACCTTCATCCATCATACTAATTCTAATTCTACTATTCGCCAAGTTATTTATGACCTAAAAGGTGTTGTACCTCTTACTGTTGTTGGTTCCTACAATGAGGCTGGTGTTATCATTCGTGATTTATTGGAACTTGACAGAATTTTAGATATGCCGTGTCGTGATGCTCCTGTTAATTATATTAGATATGAAGTGTTGTAACTTTTAAAAAAATTTGACATACGTTTTAAAAATAAATTCTTGTGGAAAATGGTAAAAAATAATGACGAAATTCATAATGAAATCCATGATGGAATTATTCAAAGAGACTTGTATTTTCTTAGCAGTATCGCATTTCTCTTCTTTTGGACTACCCTGTGTATAAAAATGCCCAAAATAGCCGCACTAATATTATACTATATGGTTATCCATATAATACCATTTATAATTCTCATATTTGTATTTATATAAAAATTGAAAATAAAAAAATACATATTTTTAATTTAAAAAATGACAGACCAGAATACATTGAATCCTAGTGCGGAAGAGTTCGTATCCAAGATTAATATTGATCCTAAACTTATCATGTTTAGCAATTATTTACTATTCTCTACATTCAAGAATACATTTGTAAACTTTGCGGAGAAAATACTAGGCCTCAAAAATGTTGATATTAAAAAGTTATTTGTCAATGTTGACATGCCTGATCATTTTGACGATGCCTACCTTTTTCGAACAAATTCTTTATGGTTCTTCTACAAAGATACAAAAACACATAATATTGTATATGATAATGGCTGCTTTTACGAATGGGATCATTACGAAGACTGTGACGGCTTAAGTTGCGACGATAAACAATGTTTAAATAATTATCAGCGCTGGGTTAGATAGGAAAGGTTGAAAAAGGGAAAAAGGGAAAAGGTTTATAAAAATAAAAAAAATTGATTTAAAAACATTTTTTAATGACTTAAAGACCGGTTTCAAGATTACAATTAAGATGACCGACTATACCACTGTTCTTCTGACTCAACTTACTGACCTTCAAGGCAGAGTTTCCAAGCAAGATGCCACTATTACTACTCTTAAGGCGCAAGTTGATAGACTAAGTCATGGACCTAATGTTTCTACTATGAGACTTTCTGTGCCTCTCCATGATGGTCGTCCTCCAAGAGTTCCTAATGCTCCTCGTAATAATCGTGATACAAATCGTACTACACGTGAAGATCCCAGAAATCGCAAACAAAGAGTTTCTACTCCTCATCCAACATTGGCACTATCTGATGTACTTCATTCTGGAGAAAATGTATCTTTTCAGATAAAGACTGGTTCTCCATCCGATGATCCTCAAACTACTGCCGAAGCAGTCGCAGTATTTGACGGGACCAATCTTGAAGTCACTCAATGTAATTTGGTTAATTCACTTGTCGGCATGAAGTCTTCAAAGGCTGGCGAGGTACTATATAAGTTTATGGAATCTTTAAAGGATCTTGGTCATATTAAGAGTACATTTGGTATTGCTCCTTGGAGACTGTGTTTTGTAGAACGTGATGGCGTTCGTTACACTTTGGAGGATTTGCGTCCTGTTGCTTAATTTATTGTTATTTTATAAAAAATTTGAAAAAACTATTTTTATTTTTTTTATAACAAAAATGTCTCGCAAACTATCTGATGAAACTTTTACTCCAAGCAAAAAGCAGAAACTATACAGTGACACCACAATTCTATTCCATGGAAATTGTTCTGACGGCTGGATTTCTGCCTATATTGCTCATTCCCATCTGAAAAATAAAGGAATTGTACACATGTATCCTATTTCTCCCAGCCAAATCGATACATGGCCTGCTGTACAACAAATGTCAGGAACAAATGTTTTACTATTAGATGTCTCTGTTTCAAAAGAACATCGTGATTCTTGGATGATGGGAGGAGTCTTATCCATTCAATGTATTGATCATCACGCCACTTCCATTGAACATTGGCCGACAAACAGTCCAATTCGTACAGAACGCTGCGCATCTTTTCAGACATGGGAACATTTCCATCCTGGTCAGGAAATTCCTCACTGGATTTATTCTATTGATCGCTTTGACCGATGGGACAATCCTACCTATGAAGATAGGTGTCTTCGTGAAGTATTGAACATTATCGCACGCAAGCCAGTCGAAAAGAAATTGGATGAAGCATTCAACATGACAAATCAATTCATGATGAACATTGGAAATCCGATTGGATTAAGCGCGATCCTTGAACATGGCCGAAACATCCTCAAGAAAAAAGACCACGATCTCATAAATATACTTCATTATAAAGGTAGCATTCATACGTTTACACAAGAATACATTAATGGCTGGAACTTGCCTCAAAATTGGCTAAACTTACATGTGTTTATCATTGATAATACTGGTATTTCATTTGACAGCACAGAAGCGGCGTATTTGGTATTTCAGAAACATCCTAACATATCTGTATTTATTAATTATCGTATACGATATGATACTGTTTTAAATAAGACAATCTATACTTATTCGGCTCGTTCACAAAGTTTTAATGTAACAGATGGAACTTTATTAAAAGGTCATCCCACTTCGGCAGGTGCCACTTTGACAAAGGGTGATACTATTCTTCCCTTTCTCTTGGCATGTCCGTAATCGTATGCCTTGAAAATGTTATAAATGTTGTGAATGTTATAAAATGTATAAAAAATTATAAAAAAATTATTAAAAAAATTGAAGATAAACATATTTTTAATTTTTTTTGCCTTATACAACATGTCTGTTCGCCCTCTTTGGAAAGATTTCACCTATTTTAGCCATCAAATCGATGGAATTAATTGGATGCTTGACAAAGAAATAAATGGTATCCAAGTTCCTCTAACTGTTCGTGGAGGATTACAATGCGATGATATGGGTTTGGGTAAAACAATCCAAATCGCATCTGTTATTATTAATAACTACAAACCTAATACACTTATCATCGCCCCTTTAGCAATGATTGAAACGTGGTCTTCTCTGTTACAACGTGCTGGTTGTGCTGTATATGAAGTCTCTGAAACATGGAAGTTGATGAATGATCCTACAAAACCAGTTCCTCGTACGAAATCTCGACCAACTGTTTATATTTCCAATTATGAAAAACTGTACTGTAGACCCAGTCTATTTCTTAAATCATGGGATAGAGTTGTTCTCGATGAAGCGCATAAAATTCGCAACGGTGACAGCGAAGTAGCACGCTATGCTCGTAAACTTGTTTCTCCCATACGTTGGGCCGTAACTGGTACTCCTCTTGTTAATTCCCACAAAGACATTGTATCCCTTCTAGCATTTATTGGTGTTCCTTATTCTCCTTTATGGAGATGGGAGCCACGATACGATGAACTTTTACCTCGCATCATAATTCATCGCTCGTTGGATTCTCTTCGTAAAACTATTAAAAATGCGCCGCCTTTGCCTGAGATTCACACCATGAATTTACCTTTCACTACACAGGAAGAAGAGGAATTCTATTTCGGTGTACAAGGTGCGACCGAATCTATGGTTCAAAAATATTCGTCTGAACTTTTAAGTTCGGCCCAATCCTTCAAACTTCTTCTACGATTACGTCAAATATCGGTTCATCCTCAAGTATACATCAATTCCAAACGTAAAGAAAAAGGTTATACGAGGGAAGACTGGAAAACTCCGAGCACAAAACTGGAAGCAATTAAAAACATTATTACGTCCGATACGGGAATTCACAAATATATCATATTCTGTCAGTTTTATGATGAAATGACCCTTATTAAGGAATACTTGAATCCATATGTACCAAATATATTACAATACAGCGGCTCTCTTACTCAACAAGAGCGAACGGAAATACTCGCTACATCCAAAGAAAGCACTGAAAAAACGGTATTATTAATTCAATTACAGGCTGGAGGAGTCGGATTGAATCTTCAGGAATATGACCGAATTATATTTGTTAGTCCTTGGTGGACCAGTGCGCTAATGGATCAGGCTATCGCGCGGGCGGTACGAATGGGACAAACAGAAGTCGTAAAAGTATATCATTTGTGCCTTGCTGCTGAAAATAGTTCCGCTGAAAATAGTTCGACAGTAAATATTGATTCTCTCATAAACTCTAAAGCCGAATCAAAACGTATTATGCTTAAAGATATTTTCGAAAAGTGTGAATTGTGAATTGTAAATAAAGTGAATAAAGTGAATAAAAATAAATTTCATAACTTTTTTTTTTAAAAATTATATGAAATAGAATGGATACCGAAATGACTAGCACTGAGAATACCGACATAGAAGAACTTATTCAGGCTAAAATGCGTAAAATTCAAATGAAAGAAAAAAGAGACAATCATAAAAATTTAGAAAAGGAAATCGAAAAAGAAGCGCATTTGCGACTTGATACTGTTAAATTAAATAAAGCGATTGAAAATTCTGATATAAATATACTTCGATTATTAGGAGGAAATTGTATATATGCTATACCATGTTGGGTGGATGACGAGGATTGCTATAAATGTATTTCATCTGGTTCATTGATTGAATCCATTAAAAAAAATGCTCGTCAAGAATATATCCGTATAAAATATTGGTAAAATTTGTTAATCCTGTTTATCTGCCATTGCTTCTTTTTCTGGCGCAACAGAGGCTCCTTTCGCTGTGTATTCTTTTCCAAATAGTCCATACAAAAACGTCATAACTAATACAAAAAGATCGTACAGTTTATCAAACATTGTAATTACCGTAGATTTATTATTTATTGTATTTTTTACGCAATTACTGGATACTACATTTCTTTGTATTCCATACTCTTGAATGCTTTAATGCGGAATGATTACATTTCGAACATGTTCTTTGTTCATAACCCGTTTTATATACATGCTCTACAACGTACTTGTGATAACAGTTTTTTTGTGTCAATAATAGATCGGCCTCTCTGTCTTTTTCGTCTTTTATTACTTTTTCGAAAAAATTGTTTCTGAATTTGTCTATGTCGTTCATCTAAAAAATTGATTTTTATTTATTTTTTATTTTATTCAGATGCTCAAATCCATTCATATCCATGTAAAATCGGATTTTACAATACCTGATGTATACACGGGAGGATTAGTGGAAGAAATAGAAGAGGCCTTATGGATTGGTGCGAATATTCAACGTTCTGTTAAAACACGTCGTTCTAACGACGAAATTAGAAAAATTACTGAATTACATGACTCTGAAATACATCGCATACAGACTTCATATAATGAAAAACTCACGAAATTATTAAGTGATATACAAAAAATTACTTTAGAAAAGGAAAGGCTCTCTAGTGAATATTCGGATGGATTAAATGAAGCCCGTGTAAAAGAGAAAGATGCTGTTACGCGAGAGTTTAATGAAAAAACACGTCTTCTCAAAATGGATCATGATTTAATTGTCAGTCGGTGCGAGAGTCTAGAAAGTCGCCGTCGTATCCTAGAAGAATCGCGCGAAAAAGATATTCAAGATGCCGTTAAACGAACCGAAGAACTCATGGAAAAACTGGTTTTGTCCAAAGAAGAACAATTGGCTAAAATGGAAACCGCTTACGCACGTCTCAGCGAATCAATCTCCAAACAATCCGATGAAATCTCTAAAATGTCCTCTAATTTAATTAGGCGCTCTGCGAATGTTAAAACAAAAGGGTCTGATTATGAAGCAGAATTTGGTGAAAAATTAAAACGTGTATATGGTTTGTGTCGTGGTTTTGTCTTAAAAAATACGAGTAGTTTAGGTCACGAAATGGATTTCTCCATGGAAATAGAAGGTCACGCTGTTATGTGGGAACTCAAAAATTATACCTCCATTGTTCCAAAGGCCGAGGTTGAAAAGTTTCTTCGTGACTTGAAAGAGAATTCCTCTAAAATTGGTGTTATGATCAGCCGTTCTACCGATATTTATGGGAAAAATCTTAATGGTAATATTCTTACCGAGTTTGATAATGATAAAATGATGGTTTATATCAACAAGTTTGAGGAATTTTGCGATGATGAGAATCGCGTGTTTCAGATGCTAACCTGTCTTTTTAGGGTTTGGTGGGAATACCATCGCGAAGAAAATGCATTCGAACGCGTCGAAATCATTCGTGAACTTGAAAAAATTGTAGATGATATCTCTAAACGACGCACCGAATGGCGGCGACATAAATTACATTTAGATGAATTGAATCGATGGGCTATTGATTTGCTAGACGAATCTGAAAATCGTCTCGATAAAATCCTTAAAAAAGTTAGGGCAGAATCCATTGTCACTGTTCCTGACATCTTTCGAGAATCAGGTGAAAAATCGGGTGAAAAAGAAATGGCATGGATTCAATCTATCATGAAAGTGTGCGTTATTGGCGGCGAAATAGAAGTTCGTGAATTAGTTGAACTTTTAGGGGCGCATCATAAATTATCTAAAGATGGTATTCGAACTAATGTAATGTCTGTTATTAAAGATTATGCGATTATTAAAAAAGGTGTTATTAAATATATTTCGGGGATTTCAAAGCGTTGAGATTTTAACTAACTTAAATATTTTTTTAATGTGTATATATAATGAAAGTTGCCATTATATATACAGGCGCTTTGCGCACCATTAGAAAGGCAATGCCTTTTTTTAAAAAAAATGTACTTTTACGCCCAGACGTTCATGTTTTTGCGTGCCTTCAAAATGACACTTCGTCAGATCAAGAATCTTGGATACGCGATGAATTAGGTGAACATCTTAAAAGTCTGGAATGGTTTACTTTGTCTCATTGGGAGAAACATCGCGATTATTTACTTGAAAATATGCCCATTGATTCCAAAACGAGCCATTACCTCAAAACGAGTGGCTCTATGATTGAACATTATCAGATGTTTTTAGCATACATTAAAATGACCACCTTTGAACGTGATTCAAAATATGATTATATTATTCGATTGCGCACAGATATAATTCTTGCGAAACCTATTGATTTTCATTGGCTTAACTGGTCTGATTTAGATGTAGAATTACGCGTTGATACTATTAAGCGCGAATTGGTTGAATCCAATATTGAATTATCGGATCACAATATCATTCATTATTTTATGAATACTATCATTTCGGATAGCATAATACCCAATATATACAATTTTACAGGTAATACAATATATAATATGATACCGAATGTAATACCGAATATAGAACGTAGTATAGTATCGAATTTAAACGATTACATTAAAAAAGGATCTTACATACTAACTTTGCGGAAAAATTTAATATATATCATACGACGCGACCTGTTTTATTTAATACCTTGTCTTGGCACATTATATGGCTATTTAGATAATCCAAATGCTGTATGGTGGGATTCTGAATCGCAATTTGAAGGTGTGTGTCGCCATTCCCATATAAACATACATAATTATTCTACCGAATTTGATGATAAGTCTCTATACGAATATAATGAAATAAGATATTTTGATAAACATTTTAATATTTTAAATCCTTTCATGCTTTTTTGTATAATGCGATATTAGTGTATAATGCCTATTGGGCTACAGTGTATAATGCCTATTGGGCTACAATGTATACTCTTCTTTTATATTACACTCCACTCTAAAATTAACATCTATTTTTTGATATTTACCATGAACTTCTGTCCAACGCATATCTGCTATATCTGGCATCAGGCTCGGAACAGGTCCATTATGTTTATACGATGTTGCACCCAATGTATAAATATTATTATTCATACATAGAATGCTATTTATGGACTCTTTAATTATATAATCTTGATGTAAATAAACGTCATTGTTATAGTCTTGAATAACAATATTATAATCACTATTGTAACGGCGAAATACATTAAAGTACATTCGACCATCTAGATACACAGTAGCAATGTGATCAAACTTGGAAATAATTGTGCCATTGACCACCATTAGAAAGAGATCGTTCATTTTTTAACCTTTTTTTTAAAAAAAAAGCAATTCAAATTTTTTTTAAACTTAAAAAAACTTTTTGTTCTATAAAATAATGTCTGAGTTGTTACCTAAATCGATAATGATACATATTCCTCCAACGAGTGATATGATAGGAACTACTGTTTCATCTATGGTATATTCCGCACTAACAACAACAGGCGATGTAACCGCAACCGCTACCCAAACAGGAATGGATATTGCTGGTCAGATTATAGGTTATGGAACAGAAATGATGGCAGGACCCATCGCTGGAAATACTGTTAGAGCAATTGCCAGCGCATATGGTTCGGCCACTAAACACGCTATTACGAAGAGTTCGCGAATTGGTGCGATAAGTTTATCTATTCTAGCCTATACAGGCGCGGCATTGACAACTACTGCTTTGATACGCAGTGGAAATGCTATTAGCACTTTATATTACATGTACAATAAACCAGGTGATATTGAACTTAAACAGATGTAATTATTGAAATCCCTGAATATAATAATTTTCTGATAATATACCTTTAATCATTGGTTGTAAACTATTTCCCATAGATGACGATATTATACCTGGTAATTCCATTTTTAGATTTTTAATTTCTTTTCGCATATTATCAATACTACTTACAATGTCTTCATTACTACAATTCTTTTTATCTGATGTATACACCATTGGAGGTAAATAGGAATTTACATCATTTGTATACAAAGGCGCATCATATATGGAAATATCCTTTATAGAGCCATCATATGTGCTATTTGCTATAGGAGGTAATTTGGGTTGTATTTTACATTGTTCAGATGCTGTAATTGTGTTTGATTGATTACAATCGTCCGTACTCTTTATCTTTTTTGTATAAACACAGGACGTTTTAGAGGGACACCACGAACATCCATATGTATCGGCACATGTTTTACAATCTGATAATTTGGTACAATCTTGAGGATCTTCAAATCCTTCTTTCGAAAATGACATACGTATTACAATTATGAAAAGTAATAAACATAATAAACATAAAATTTTCATTCCTACTATATTTATATAAATTCCAATATACTGCGTCTACGATCTTTTAATACCTTAAACTTATTAAAAATTTCGGGCTCCATCCATGTTTTTGCGAATTTAATTACACTCTTAATATGCCATGAAGGATTTATAATCTTGATTTCTATAAGTGTTGGTAAATATTTATTTGCGAGTAAATCTATAATACCCATTCCTGTGTCAAATTCTGTCGCGTGACGAACATCAAAATCGTCTCCATCCACAACACATATCCACTTTTTTTTATTAATTTTTAGCATATTATCTATGTGTTCTAAAATACCTTCTTTATCTTTATACATTTTTGAAGCACCTGGTTTTGTATAATAAATCACAATATCCTTGTCTGATACTTTTTTAAAGCAATGGCTATCGGGATCTATTGAACAATTTTTACAAAATTTATTCATGATTTATATATATATAAATTATTAGACTATTTAAGCACGTTTTTAAACCTTTAGGTTTTCATTCGACGGGGGTTTTTTTATTAGTTACTAACATGACAATATATACTAAACATAACAATAT